AAGGAGGGAGCGATGAAATATCGAATAGTTAAAAAACCAAATATTTGGACCCGTAGTGAAGTTTATTATCCCGAGTTCCGTTGGAATTGGTGGCCTTTTTGGTTCAGGTTCGACAATAGTGTAGGGTATCAACTCCATTTCAAGCGCGAGACAGATGCTGAAAACTTTATAAATGGGGCAACAAACAAAGCTAAGGAAGGAGGGAGCCATGATCATTGACGGAATGACGGCGACCGACAGGATTGAGTACTTGGAAAACCTACTCAAAGTTTCGCAAACCACGCTTGAGTCCGTGATAGAGCAACGAGACCTCTGGAAGGCCGAGGCTGAACGCTGGCGAGAGCAGGCAGGTGAGAACTTTCAAGTGACAGCATGGAAACAACTTATTGAAGAACATCGCAACAAAATGAGAGGCTATGAAAACGAGCGTTGACCAACTTATCTACGACATCCAATACCAATTCCCACTTTGGCCAAGCACCTACAGCACCTGCGAGCGTGACGGGTGCGAGAAGCCAGCCAGAGGTGGCAGGGTTTGCTTGGACTGCCTAGAGAGCGACCTTGCTGCGCTCACTAACACGCATGACGCGAGGGAGTTTGTTGACGCATGCGAACACCTATCACGAATCAAACACCGCCTGATCAATGCATAACGACATCACATACTTTTTGGTGATTGCAATACTGGTCGCGTTATGGTTAATGCCACCTAACAACAACACTCATGCCTAGGTTTGTCCGCAACCCAACACTAGCCGAAGATGGTCTCCCTCAGGAGATGTACCTCGATGTCCGCCGCGCATGCGAGCGATGGTTGCTAGCCAATGACCCTTTTTTTGCTGACGAGAATAACTATAAAACATGGAACAAACGACATGAACAAACAAGCACTACTGAAGGTACACACGGAAACATGCCGACAAGCGTTGGCGATCATGGATGTGAAAAACAATGACTACTCTGGAGGTGAGCATGCACACGATGCGTTAGCTAACTTCAAGGCTAGTGAGTCACTAGGTTTACATCCTATCACAGGGCTGCTACTACGCATGCAGGACAAGCTACAGCGACTGAAATCATTTGCGAATGACGGCAAGTTGGCTGTGCCTAACGAGTCTGCGGAAGATGCGTGCTTGGATCTGGTCAACTACGCCATCCTAGCCAAGGCTTTGATCATCGATGAGCGTGGTTTGTCCCCAGAAGATGTCCCGGAACCGTCCCAAATGTGGTCATATCCCGGTCTGGACGACGAGTTGGAGTAGAAAAACCCTAGTGTTTAAGCGGGTTGCAGAGGATTCTGAAATTATTTTCAGTAATTCTGCATTTTTCTGTTGAGTTTATTCCACATGTGTGGGAAGTTCTTCTCGTCGCCGCGAGCGACATCCAACCAGAATCAAACAGAACCAACCAACATGAAAATTAAATCAGCAACCAAAAGAGCAATCGCTAAATACGGAATTCAAACCTGCATCGAAGCATACGAAATGCATGAGGAGGGCAATGGAGCCAGCACAGTATCTTGGAGTATCCCAATCCTTAAAGGAAATACGAATGCTGGAGATGCAGCGATCAACGCTGGACGAGACATCAAAGAAAACGGAGGCATCTAACAACCCCGCTGGGTTCCACCCCCAGCACAACCAACCAGAACCAACCAACCAATGAAAGCACTAATCCTCCTCACCCAAATAATCGCCTGCTGCGCCATCGGATGGTTCAGCGTGAAGGCGGCAATCCTGCTCCACACCTTCGTGCATAGCTACTAATCAATAGAAACAACATAATGTGGATACTACCAAAACAATTACACACATTGGACTCTGTGCAGGATACGGAGGCATTGAACTTGGACTTGCAAGAGTCCTCCCAACTCTGCGCTCAGTCGCTCTTTGTGAGATCGAAGCCTTCCCCATTGCGAACTTGGTTGCAAAAATGGAAGCGGGACTCATGGAGTCAGCACCTATATGGACGGATCTTAAAACCTTCCCTTGGGAAAGCTTTCGAGACCGAGTGGACATCCTTACTGGAGGTTACCCCTGCCAACCATTCTCCGCAGCAGGAAAGCGAGCAGGAAAGGAAGACCCAAGACACCTGTGGCCTTGGATCGCAGACGGAATTCGGATTCTGCGACCAAGAGTGTGCTTCTTCGAGAATGTCGAAGGACACATCTCGCTGGGACTCTCCAGCGTCATCAGCGACTTGGAAGAGTTGGGTTACAAAGTGTCGTGGGGAATATTCTCTGCGCGTGAAGTCGGCGCACCTCACCAACGGAAGCGGGTCTTCATCTTGGCCCACGATGCACATGGGGAGCAACGAGCGTGGAGCCTACTACGACAAAACTGGCAAGGGGCAACGCTACTTGAGCGATGCGGTAGTGGACGAGCAGAAGAACTGGCCTACAGCAACAGTCATGGACACGATGGGCGGCCCATACAAGACGGAGTTTGTGGACGGAGTGTTTCGCAGTTACCACAACCACTCCAAGGAGGATGCGCCGAAGTACGGAGCGAGGTTGAGGGATGCTGTGACATGTGGCCTTCCCGCCCCGGCGAACCCCAGCACGGATGGGAGCCGCCAAGAGTTGTGGGCAACGCCGAGAGCGAACAAAGTTCATCCAGAGATCACCGAGGACAACAGGGATCACTTGGCGAACAGGAACAAGTCCAACTTGGAGGAGGAGATTGCGGGGCATTGCGGGAAAGCAACTGGCAAGCTCAACCCCCGCTGGGTGGAAACCCTGATGGGACTTCCGATTGGCTGGACTATGCCGAGTTGTACACGACCTGTGATAATCGCACCGATGAGCTTCGCAGTCTTGGGAATGGGGTTGTCCCAGCCACCGCAGAACGAGCATTTAGAACTCTTTTGACTGAACTACTAACCAACCAACAACCATGAAATCGTACAAGCTAGAAAACAACAGCACACTTGGATACTTGGAACAGCATCCACTACCACTCCCAATCATCCCACCACCCCGCCGCCAGCGTTATGTCCGCTGGGATCGGGTGGCAATCATCGCCGCAGTAATCGCATGGTGGGTTGCTCTAGGCTGGGCCTACCTGCAATGGAAGGGAGGTCAGCCATGAGCGCAGGCAAGGGTGACTCCCCGCGCCCGGTCAACGCCGAGGTTTACGGGCAAAACTACGAAGACATTTTCAGAAAAGACAAACCAACACCAACACCAAAACCAACATGCAATACGACCGAAAAATAAAGATTGAGATCCTCAACGAGGGATCACGAATGGAATTTGTATTCTCACGGGACGCGGATCTTGCCGAGATCGTCACCATCCTCCGCACGCTCATGACCTACATGGCATGGCATCCAGATATTGTTGAGAGCATGTTCAAACGCGAATTCCTTGAAGACCATAGCATTTAATACCATGAACACACACGAAGAATGGGACTGCCCGACATGCGGCAGGCCGACACCACCATCCGATGATTACGAGTGCGGCACATGCGAGATGCCAGCATCACACCATGTCTCCGCGACCGAGCTATGCAAGCGACTGCGTGCAGCCCAGCACCGAGAGGCATCGCTGATTGTCGAGAACAAGCGATTGCAGGCGCAACTTGATGAGATTGGAAAGTTAGTCAAACAGATGAAGTGCGATAGCTCGTACCGCATCTCCAACTGGCCTTTTGACCTTGAACCGTTCGAAAGCGCAGACCATGACAACGACTCACCAACCTACCAATGACAGAACCAATACGCTGGCGTATCTGTGCGACCTGCGGACTCCCGAAAGCAATCTCAGAGTTCCGCTCGTCGCCCAGTTGCCGCACATGCCATGACCGACCAACCAATAACAGCAAGAGGGCTAATCCTAGCCTGCCTCAAGGAGGCATACATGCGCCGACTCAAGCGGGAGAAGCTGGGATCAACACCGAGACTCACGCAGGAACTAGACCTGCTTGAACTAGCCATACAAGACATCACAGAACAAATACATGAGAATCCAGATCACCAAGCCTGACAAACCAACCGAGTTGCAACAGATGATTGCAGACCTTCCAAGGCCGAAGGTTGGGCGCAAGCCACTACCCGTTGGTGAACACCGCATCGCCTCCAGCATCACCATGTCCCCAGAGGCATGGGCAATCCTCGACCGAATCTGCGTTGAGCATTTCCGAGGGTCTAAAAAGACACGCAGCCGGGCAGTCGAGCATTTCGTGCGCAACTGCGAGAAATACCTGTACCTGTACGAGGCATGAGCATCCACATGACATCGCAGGCTTGGAAGACTCCAGTTGGATCGCTAGCCGCAAAGCTAGTCCTGCTGAAGCTTGCTGACAATGCCAGCGACGAGGGAAAGGCATGGCCGCACATCGAAACCATTGCAGCCGAGACAGGGTTGGCGAGAAGCAGTGTGTTCCGGGCATTGGACGAGCTTGAGAAGAGCGGCATCGTCGAGCGTCACCGAGGCAGGAATGAGGTCATCTACCAAATCCAGAAGTCCCACCATGAGACCTCTACAAGTCCCACAGTGAGACCTCTAGAAGTCCCACCATCGGACTTACCCTATATTAAAGAACAGTCAAGAGAACATATAGGGGAAGAAGTGGAGAAACCCCAGAGATTCCAGAAGCCAACCATCCCCGAAGTTCACGCCTACGGAATGACCCTCTCACCTCGCTTCCTCAAGGCCCAGCAGTTCGTGGACTACTACGAGTCCAAGGGCTGGGTGATCGGTAAGTCACCCATGAAAAGCTGGAAGGCAGCAGTAAGGACTTGGCAGGCCAAAGAGAAACCAGTAGGCAAACCACAAACCTCCGACCAGTTCGGAATCTGAACCAGCATGAACGACCTCAGACCAACAGGGCCTGACATTTTCAGACCAAACAAATACGGCTATAAAAGACTAGGAAAAATGTCTCGAAGGGAACTTCAAGCAGAAGTCAATAGGCTCACAGAAGTTATTGAGATCACAGCTAGACGGCACGCAGCACTAAAGGCAATCGTTGACGAGTTTCAGATAGCGAACAGACCAAGACACTCTTTGACAATCATCACAGGAACCAGAACAACCAAATGAACACAGAACCAACCATTCCATCCGCTCACACTTCCGAGAAGGCGGTCATCAGTAGCATCCTCAAGGATGCATCATTACTAAAGCGTGCAGCCGCAGACGGAATTAGCTCCGAGGCATTCCACCACCCAGACACCAAGACCTTGTGGGAAGCCTGCCGAGAGCTTCCAGCCAGCGACAATAACCAGTACGACCTCATCGCTGTCGTCCAGCACCTCACCGAGAGCGGCACACTGGACAGGATCGGTGGAGCATCGCAGGTTGTAGAGTGCTATAACTACGCCCCGACTCCCGCAGGATGGACGCAGTGGGTCTCAACCCTCAAGGAATACCAAGCACGCAGGATGGCACAATCCGCGGCACGGGAGATCGCAACCGCGGATGATGCCACCAGTGCCATTGCCTCATTCCGTACAACCCTCCAAAGCCTCCAGCAGGTTGTAAGCGGAAAGCAACGCAGCATAGACGCTGACAAGGCATCCAAACAATTCATTGAGAACCTTTTGCGGGACTACAACTCTGGCGACCTCCCCGGCATGTCCACAGGTATCGCAGAGCTAGACGAGATCTGTGGCGGCATGCGGCCGGGTGAGTTTTGGGTGGTTGCTGGCAAGCCCTCACGCGGTAAATCCGTCTTGATGCTCCAGATCGCCAGCAAGTTTATCAGCGACCAGCGACCAGTCGCCATCCACTCGCTCGAAATGATGACGCATGAGGTAATCGGCAGGCTTATCTCAGTCATGACTCACACGAATTACGGGTCGATCACCCAACCAAGGTCAGCAGCCAAACACGAACTTCAGAAGATCCAGCGAGGCGTTGAGCAGATCTCATCCGCTCCCCTCTGGATCGACTCTAGCTCCAACCAGAGCATTGACAGCATCGCGGCAGAGGCTGAACGCATCCGCGACTTGCATGGCAGTCTGGATCTCGTCGTGGTTGATTACCTGCAACTCATCCGAGGATCACGCTCCAGCAGGGAATCACGCGAGGAAGAGGTTGCCCGAGTCTCTGGAGGGTTGAAACAGCTAGCCAAGCACCTGCAATGCCCGGTGATCAGCGCAAGTCAGTTGAATGACAACAATCAGGTGCGCGAGTCCCGTGCTATCGAGCAGGATGCTGACGCTCTCCTATTCATTGCCGAGGACGGACTCAAGGTAGGAAAGCTGCGCAACGGCAAGCGCGATGTAGTCCTGCCACTGCGTTTAAATGGCCAGTATCAGGAGTTTGTCTGACCAATTACTGGCGAAAAACTAATTTGTTCTCAATTAGTAGGTAGCTACCCAGCCAACATCCTCCACCAAACCGCGCCAGATACCCTCTAGATTGCCCCAGAATCGCTCACACAGCGTCTGGGGCTTTCTTGTGGGTGTTGATCCCATATGATGGGATCAAGAGCGTACAGGGCATTCTGGTGCGAAGTGGGAGTTGGGACTAGAATTTATTCTGATCACAAGTGGATTGGAGGGGAATAGGGACTGGGAATCGTTCGCACTTTCCGCAAGAGAATCACAAACACGCACGCGAGGGTTGATCGCGACACTACATCTTGTGTCCGCCCTACTACTCAACACGGCAACACGACCAGACTCCGCATCAAATCCCGTGGAACACCGATAGATGCTGGGGATTTACGTGGAACAGGAGTCAACATTACTAACCTTGTCACCGCTTGTAACAATAGGACGGGGCGGGGGGGTCAGTTTTTGACGGGCGCAAAAAAAGGGGGAGCGATTAACTCCCCCTTCAAAAATTGCCCAAAGTGGCACCTACACCAGCCTAGCCTCGTACTCCCTCATCCACTCGTTTTCCTTGTTGCGGATGAACTTCCCCTTGCCCGGCCAAGCTGTCTTGCCCTTGAGCATGAGGTGCAGTAGTTGTTGCGAGATTCGGAAGAACTGCGCGGCCTCGGTGGTTGTGCTGAAGGTGATTTCTGACCCGTCTGGGTTTGTGACGATTACCTTGCGAGCCTTGGCGTTGTTTTCCCCCTGCTTTGCTAGCGACATCTTGCGTTTTGTCTCGTCTGTAACCACCCGATTGTGAAGGCGATTCAGCGTTTTTTTGCGGAACTCTGGATCTTGCCACCTTGCTACCATGTCTGGTCTTGCGTGTGGGCCGAATGCGTTCTGGGAGATGTTTGCGATGACCCACAGGTTGGACTTCGCGGCCTCGTCCAGCAGGGCTTGCTCTGCGTTTCGCAGGATGTTGCGTAGCTCGTTTGGGCAGTCTACTGGGGTGATGTACTGGTGAGGGATGAATGAGAAGTCCTGTGACCCGTCGAAAGCTTGCTGAAGGTTTTGGTTCGGGTGGATTCCCCGCTCAAGGTCACGCTTGTGAGCGGACTTCCTTTGCTGGAAATTTGAGCTTGATCCGATGTAGGCGGTGTTGCCGCATTTGACGATGTAGGTTCCACAGTTGTTGGACATGTGGTGATTGTGACAAAAGAAGTCCTATTGTCAAAAGTAAAATTCATTGTCTCATATCTAACCCACTATCCCCCCTAACGCAGCACGAAGCCGACATTCCCGTACTAGCGCATTTTCGCTCACAAGCCCCCAATCCCTACCCGATATTCCCGACTGGGAACTTGCCAAGTTAGCGTTCCCCTCGCACATTGCGTCTACCACCCCGCGCCTCTGCAAGAGCGTTTGGTACTCGGCACGCGAACCCGTGGGTGGCACTTTACTTACGCTTGACTTATGGCTCCTGCGGTTGGGATCGAACCAACGACCTAGTGATTAACAGTCACCCGCTCTGCCTCTGAGCTACACAGGATAAAAAGCAACCTCCCTTGGTGCGCATCGTAGAGAGGCGTGGGAGGTGTTGTTGGCTGGATGGTAGTGGTTCATCCCCTGCGTGTCAATTCCACTTCGTCTCAATCTTCTTTGTCTTTTCTATCACACCTTCTTCTGTATCCTCTGTATCCTCTGTATCCTCTATATACTGGGGTGGGGTGAATGGGGGGTCAATGACACCCACAAGTTCCCCCTTGACGCATGGGGATTCCCTCCGCATTTGGGAAGCATGCCCGACACAGTGTCGGCTTTTACTATTTACTACTATGGCTAGTTCCAATGCATACGACCTTCAGGGTCAAGGTGGTGGTCAGGTCTATAGCTCAACGGATGGTGCTGTGACCGGGCAGTTCCGTTGGGTTCAACTGATCAACGACACCACATTTAGCGCGTTCACCGCAGCAAACCTTACTAACTCCAGTGCTCGCATGGCTGGGGTTTCGATTCCTGCTGGCGTGGGGATTGGTGGGTTGATCACTGGTTTCACTGTGACTACTGGTTTGGTTATCGCCTACCGCGTTTAATGTCGCAGTTCCGATCCACTGGTGGGTTAGATGACGCGATTGCCGCCGATGGTGATCGTGGATTCTTTGGTGTGAACCAGAGATTGCAGCTGAACCAACTCCAGCCGGGTGAGGTAAGGGAAAGCCTTAATGGGCGCATGGAGGGCTTCTGGAGGCCGCGCAAGAGCGTGGTGTCTGTTAGCCCTGTGCTGACTACTGGGGGAACCCCGTTGAACCTTCCGTTCCACATCCTTCCTAGCCCATTCTATTTGGCTATCACCGCTGTGTCGCATACCGCGAATGTGGTAACGATTACCGTGGTTGGACATGGGTTGACTATTGGGGAGGCTGGCAACCTTACGGTTAGCGGCATTACCTTTACTGGCACGGATAACAATGGCGTTAAGGCGGTAACTGCGGCTACCGTAGACACATTGACATTCCCTGTTACTGGGGTGACTGGCATTACTGGCACAAGCTCTCCAAGGATTACCCAGATCGACATCAACGATGCCGCCGCCAGCGATGTGTTGGCATCCTGCATGTTCTCTGACCCTAACGAGTCCAACAAGGAATACATCATTGTTGCGCTGGAGACTCTGGCGAAGAAGATCGACCTTTCTACGACACCCTACACGGCAACGACTATCCCGTATCCCGTGGGAGCCACCGTTGGTAGTAGCTGCGATATGTTGCAGTGCTTCGACAAGGTGATGATTATGCGGGATGGGAAACAAGCTCTTGAGTGGTATCCTAATGGCAGGGCTATTCTTTCTGCATCCTCCAACGCGACCGCTAGTCCAAATACCGTGGTGACAATGAGAGTCCGTGAACATGGTCTAACCGTTGGTTCGTCTGTGGTTATCGCTGGGCTAACTGGTGGCACTCCTCCAAATGGGACATTCACAGTAGCAACAATTGTCGATCAGGACTCATTTACCTTTGTGGCATCTGGGATTTCTACTAGCACCACATTTGTAACCACGGCAGCCACCATGACTGATGGGTTTACCCTATCTCCCGGTGGGGCTTACACCCAACCACAGACATTTATTGTTGCTGGAGGTAATGTGGCAGCATCAAATGGACTGGTTACTATTGATAAGAATACACTTGGAAACACAACGATAACAAAAGGGGACACCATTGTTATTTATGAGACGACCATTGATGAGTTCACCTCAATAGTTGGAAGGGAATTTGAAGTATTTTCCGCAAACACCACAACGATTGAGTTTTATGCTCCGATTGGAACTAAAAATTCATTTAGTGGAAACCTCGAGTTCGGAGGCAGGTTCAGCGTGGGCGGTGGGTTCATGCACCAGCCGGGTGCGCCTTGGGCTACTTACTTTCAGCGCAGGTTGTTCGTTCCATTCTACTACTCCCAATCTGGTTCTTTTAGCGCACCAGTTTACACCAGCAGGAAAATTTCCGACGAGATTGCGGTTTCCGACCTACTTGACACTACGACCTTTGACCAAATCGAGAATCAGTTCCGTATTACTGGTGGCACTGCCGACTATGTGGTAGCGATGCACGGGTTCTACGACGATTCCTTGGTGGTCTTGAACCGCAATAGCATCCACCTTGTGGCGCAGACCCAAGGAAGCCTATCTGACACCGTAGTCAAGGAGCTTACTGGTGAGGTTGGGTGTTTGGCTCGCAAGACGGTGGTCATGCAGGCTAACAATATGCTATTCTTGGCCGACGAGGGCATTTACGGGCTTACCTTCCTTAACGATTACAACCTTCGCGGCACGGAGGAACCACTTTCCAAAGAAATTCAACCGTATATCGACCGCATCAACAAAAACCTTGCGGGTGATTCGGTGGCGGTTTACTTTAACAACCGCTATTACATCGCAGTCCCGCTGGATTCTGTCGCTGGAGGAAATGATGCCCGTGGAAATAACGCGGTTTTGATCTACAACTTCTTGAACAAGGGCTGGGAATCGCTGGATACCTATGGAGATTCTAGGTTTTTGATCAAGAACTTCATCACGGCAAGTGCTGGGGTTCGGAATAACCTATATGCCGTTAGTGCAAATGGTGGATTACACCAAATTGATGCTGAAAACTCGTCCGAAGACCGCTTGAGCGTTACGAATGAAGACGCGAGCATAGTCACCTCTGCTATTAACTCATATGTTACTAGCCGTGGGTACGACTTCAAGACTCTTGATCGCAAAAGGTTTACTGATGCGCAAGTGCAAATGCAAGCACTTGTCAATGAACAAGCTGAGTATAATATTGCATTTGCCTCTGAAGACCCAGACTCGTCAGTAAATATAGGAAGCACTACGACATTCCTTGGCGGGCCACCGCTAATTGCAGATGGTGTTGGTGAATCTGAAACCGCAAGCATCCGCTGCAGACTCGGCGGGGTTCGCGGCTATACTGGGACTATCACATTGACAAGAACTATCGGTTCACCTAAGATCCACTCTATTCAAGTGGCGGGTTCCATCACTAATAGACAAATTCTATCACAAAAATAATATGGGAGTTGTAAATACAACCTACACATTTACAAGCACTGACACAATTACCAGTGCTAAGATGAATAACATCATTGATGATACGACATTTACCAGCGATGCCATTTCTGGATCTACATTGCAAATCGTATCTCCGGGAAAACTTGCTATAGCTGCTGGCGGAATAACAACAAATGAACTGTCTAATAATGTTGCTATTAGCTTAATTCCGTCTGGTGCAATTATGGCATTTGCCGTATCAACAGCTCCATTAGGTTGGTTGTCGGCTAATGGTGATATCGTACCAAATGGTAGCGGAACTGTTCAAGGTAGAACTGCTGATTTCGCTTCTTTGTACGCACTGCTTGGCACAACTTATGGAGCTGCTGGTGCTCTCCCTGATTTGCGAGGTATTTTTGTACGAGGCAGTGGCTCTCAAGTTATTAGCGGAGGCACATTCGCTGGAACTTTTGCTCAAAAACAAGCGCACATGTTCCAAGACCACGGACACGCTGGTTATACCAATTCAGCCGGATGGCACGCCCACAGTGGCTGGACAGATGTGCAAGGATCGCACAATCATAGTTACCAATGGTTTCCCGGGGAAGGGAATGGCGAGATTGATAATAATTATCAAGCCGGACATAACCAAGCTACTGGTTACACATCAACAGATGGCGCACACTCCCATAATGTCGGTACACACGGGGCTGGAGATCATACTCACACTATCCAAACATACGGGGCAAATAGCGGAACCACTGGTGGCGAAACCCGCCCCGCAAACATTGCGTTGCTTTACTGCATCAAGATTTAATGACCCCACTAGAATCAACGATAGCACTTTATGAAGAAAATGATATTTAATAATCTCCCAGTTGCTTATCTGGTGGCTTTTGGTTTGCTGGTGAATTACCTCAACACTGGTAGTGGTGATGCTAATTATTGCTGGGTTCAACTTGCTTTAGCTGGAGCTGGGGTTGCTTCATCATTGCTTGGAAGAAAGAAATCTAAAGCTAAAGCCCCACCCAAGCCAGTAGACATTTTTGCCCAAACTCCCATTTACGGCAAAGGTAAGAATAAAAAGAAGATTATTGGGTATGCGCCCAGCCAAGTTCAAAAGAGTTCTACTGGCATTTCCGATTACTACACCAACCAAGTCCCCGGACTTACGGCGTTAAGCAGGGAGACAATGAATCGCTTGTCTCCAGAGCAAGCGGCTGCGGTGGAGAGGGCTGGACTGCAAGTAGGGGAGGCACAAAAACTTCGCCAAGGGTTTGGCCTAAATTTAGCAGATGCCATGTCTAAGTATGGCTCCGTGGTGGGCAACTATCAACCCACCATCTCGCAGGAACAAGCCAATCAGTTGTACGATACCTCGATGGCGCAGACGATGGCACAGGAGGCCTTCAATCGTCGTGGGGCATTGTCGGGAGAGGAACAACGATTCGCTCAACAACAAGCAAGAGAAGCCTCAGCAGCCTCTGGTCGCATTGGCGGGAACGCAGCAATTGCCGCAGAGATCCAAAACCGAGAAGCCGCAAAGGCGGCTAGGCGTGCCGAAGCAACAAGCGCAGGTGGAATGGCTTATGAGCAAGGACTTGGCGCATTGCGGCAACGATTCGAAACCCAACAGGGGCTGTTCAACCAGAACCTCGGCATTGGGCAGCAGCAGGCGCAGGAAAGGCAACTTGGATTTAACCAATTCCTAACTGGTGAACAACAAAGGTCTGCACTTCTAGATCAAGAAATGAGAGCCAACATTGGAGCATCTGGACTTGCTAGAGACTTCTACACCACCCCCGGACTCAACATGCTCGCAATGCCTTTGAACTTTGCTAATCAGGCGGCTGGAGCCACCAATCAGTACAACAAGGATAAGTACGCAGTAGACGCTGCCAACCAACAAGCCAAAGCAAAAATGTTTAGCGACATTGGCAGTACGCTTATGGGTGCTGGGTTGAGTGGCGGAATGGGTACTAGCCTTGGCAACTTTGGTAGTTTCCTTGGAAGCGGAAACATGGGCAACGCATCCACAGCTTTTAGCAACATTGGATTGGGCGCACTAGGCCAACCGTTGAAAGCATACACAGTTTAAGATCATGGCAATTATCGCAGGACAAGTACAAACGCTTCCATACCAATACGGGGATTCATCCCAGATGATCCAATCCGCGCAGAATCTTGCGATGGCGGGATCACAGGGGATTGCCGATTTAACCGGGCAGGTTAAGGACTACTTTAAGCAGCAGGGTGATGCTAAAAAGTCAGCACAACTTGGGATCAAGATCGCGGAAGCCGCGAAGATCATGGATCCACAACAAGCACCCTACTACGACAACCTCATCTTCTCCATGAAGGACGAGAACACCCCCGTGCAGGTTCGTGGTGCGTTGGGTGCGAGTGTGCAAGACTTGCTCAAGCAGAATGTGAGTAGCCGTGCGGTTGCTGTGCAGGAGGCCCAGATGGGTATGCGTCCTGCGTATTTTGGTGGTGGACAAGCAAGGCCAACTCGCTCTTCTGGTGGGTATTCTGGCATGCCATCGCGTGCAGTTGATATGTCCCGTGGAGATGCTGCACTAGCCAATCAACCTACCGGATCTATAGAGATGCCACCGATGCCAGATGAGCAATTGATTCTCCCCGGTGAGGCTGGAGCGGATTTTCTATCTATTGAACAAAAAATTGAACAAGCCAAAAACCTTGGCATTCCAGCAGACAAGGTCAATGCCATTGTAAGCGGAATTGAGTCTGCCTACAAAAATCCTTCAGAAGAATCGCAAAACACAATCAAAGCATATAACAGCAACTTGGGTGCATTGATCCAAAATGCAGCAAAGGGTCTTGAACCATCAAAAGATGCTGAAGGCAAACCTCAAATTGTGATTTCCGAAGACGAGTCTGGTAATGTTTCTCGTTTCACAAAAACCAAAGGAGGAAACCTTATCAATGAATTTGGTGAGGTTCTAAACAAACAAGGGCAACCTATTGATCGGCCTCAATACAGACAATTTGACACTGAAAGCATCAATCGAGCAATGAATATGGACGAGGGGGTTTTGCCGCCTCTTCCAGATGAAACCTCAATGGCTCAGCCAATCGGCACTCCAGAAGAGCAAGCCAGAGTTCAGCGAATGGTTCAAGAAGGCCAAGGACGAGCAATGGCTCAAAACATGCCACAGGGCGCAGTTGCTACTGACCAGTCACTTGCATACCAAACCCAACAACCGCAACCAGAGCAGAAGAGTGCTGGTCTTGGGTTGATGGCGCAGGAATCACAAGCAAGGCAGGCACAAGCGTCTAGCGAGGAGTTGAAGAGGATTACGGAACTGACTCCTAGAAAGGCCAAGCTGTACGAGTCCGCACTCAATCAGGCATACCAAGATCCCAGAACCGCTCCATCTCAGGATGTGGTTGACGAGTTGCAATTGCAACTTTTAATGCAGCCAGAGTCCAAAGGCGCACAGATCATGTCTGAAACGGAGTACAACCAGCGCAATGTGGCCGCAATCACAAAGGCAGCAAAGCGTGTTGGTGACAGATCGGCAGCAGAGGCTATTTTGAGCCGATTTGATACTGCACAGAAGCTTGCAAACCACCCAGAAGGTTACAAGGTTTTCGGTAAATCCATTCCAGAGGCTACGCTGCGCGAGCTTGCCCGTACTCAGGGTGGTGTGTATGCTCTTTACTACAACCTTAAAGGACAAGACTTGGTGCAGGCGATGCGCGACATCAAGGCCCAAAGCGGCACTGCTGCTGGCATGTCTGAGAAGGAAACGATGGCGTTGCAGCGTGCTGTAAACGACCTAGACCTCGCTCAAGATTGGAAGTCCGCGCAAAGTACGCTCATGCGTATTGCAAGCGGTACGGTCAGGGCAGGTAAAAAGCTAGGATTGGATGAGAGCGTCTTTGAGGTTATGCCAATTGATCCCAAATCAAACAGGCAAACCACCAAGGCTGCTGAAATTCTAGACAACCCAGAATCTGTCCCAATGTTTAGGGATGAGATTGAATACTTCAACAGGGTTAATAGCCTAAAAAGCAGATTGCAAGGCGGACAGGGTACTGGTACAACTCAACCAGCACCACAAGCCCAACCGCAATCACAACCATCTGCGGTTACTCCAATGGGACTTGAATCTTTGTTCTTTCCAACACGATAACCACAATGACCCCCCAACAACGGGACGCACTAAAACAAGCCCTTGAACAACACAGCCTGAGCATGGCTGTAAAGGATGCCGCTCCAGAGGATGTTGCGGCACTTCCTCAAGACTTTGCCGTACCAACTTACAATGCGAACAATCAACCATTGTATGACAACCAGTTGTTCCCAGCTGTAAACTCTGCTGAGGATCTAGTTGCGCGTGGGTATGCTACCCCGGACGGGCAGGTTACAGAGAGGGGTCAGATGGCACTTTCCTTGAGAAGGGTTGGTGCGCTTAAAGAAGACTACACGCTAAACGATACCGGGAGAGCAGTGCTTTCCAAGCGTGAGGACTTGCTTGAACTAGATAATTTGAGTCTTTATGGGAAGGCCGAGGAGCTAAATCTTGACGATGATGGCAGAGGTGCTATGGCTAGGTTTTCGGATGGGGCAAAGGAGCTATGGAAAGCAACTCAAAACCTTGGCGCGGCACTTTACGAAGAAGCGGAACCAGCAATGGGGGCAATTCAGGCAATAGGTGGAATAGCCAAAGGCCCAGCAGGGGTTATTGATGTTGTCTCTGGAGTTAAGCAACAACTTGAAACAGACTATACTCCAGAACAACGCGCAGCTACTCGCATACGAACTGAGGAAGCCATTAAGGAATTTTCCGATCAAGGCACTTACACGCTTTTGGGTGCTGGCGAGCTAATGATGCGTGGCGCAATGTCAACTCCAACTGGAATTGCTGGTGGATCAGAGGTTGACATTATTAGCCAAGCTCAAAAGGACGCAAACATTCTAGCAACCCGTCAAGCTAGAGAGCGAGTGTTAAATGATGCAGCTAATGTTAGCGTTTCTGAGGCTGTAGACCAACTTACTGGAGTTACAGAATTCGTTAAGTCATACCAACAAGCAGCCGATGTGCTTGGCCCAGAAAGAACCAAAGAAGTGGTGGAGCAGGGTAAGGCAATAGGATTGGCGGGATCAATCTTAAATCCAGCGGCTCCAGAGGCAGCGGCATTTGCAGTTGGATTTAAAGCCGCCCGTGGAATTACCGCGCCAATTAGTGGATCGCTTTTGAGATCAGAACAAAAAGCGCAACAGGTTCTTGCTAAAACCAAAGAGTTAACGGCACTTCAAAAGCAAGCCGCAGACTACCAGTTTGCAATTAAAACAGTTGAGCAACAAGCAGCGCGAGCAGAGGAGACTGCTGCTAGACTTTCCAAGCGTGGGTTTGTGGATCGAGCAAACAGTCAAATCACCGCCGCAAATGCGATTCGTCGTCAAGCTCAAGAGACTGGGGTGAAGCTAGGAGGTCTACAGGACGAGATCACCCGCGTCAGCGATGACATCGCAACGATGACAAAGGACGCAACCGTTGCTGACAAGTTCAACCAGATGATGCAGAAGGCCAAGGAGGTTCCTTACATGCCGATTACTATGGTTGGGTCAACTCTTGAGTATGTGGGGCGTAGTATGATCGGAATCGACAAGGGATTGTCGAAATTGGCATCCAAGATTGGCGTTGATAAAGCCTACAATGCGATGAATAAGATTTCGTCGCTGTCTGGTTTGGGAACGGTAGGTGCGGCAGCGGGGCTAGGCCCGGCGGCATTTATTCCAGCCGCAATCAAGGCAACATGGTCTACCGCTCCGTTCATTCAAGGTGCTGGAAGGTTTATTAACTTGGTAGGCAAGGAAGCCATGAAGTCCCGCGCGGATATTGGTTTCTGGAAGCGTATATACGCAATGCCAAATCAAGGCCCGGTCAACCGTGCTATTGCCGGGTTCATGGACACCGCTACTCTTGGCGGGAGGGTTACTGACTTTGGAGTAAGAACCACTAAAGGTGTTCTAGCCGCAGTCCCAGCCGATCTCGCGTTCCAATATGTCGCAGAGGGTGGCAAAATGGATGCGGGGTCAATTGGAGAAGCGTTGTCAGAATCTGTGTTTTTCGGTGGTGCTGGTGGTGGCCTTGGGGCTATTACGATGGGAAGCAAGCAGAAGATTCGCTCCCTCCAGAACGGAAATGCGCTCAACTTCTACAGGACGCTAGAAGACCCGCAGCAGCGGGTGATGTTCAACGGCATGCCAGAGGATTATAGGAGAGCTATTGGGACATTCTCTGCCACAAACCCCGGCGCAAGGGTGATGTTCACAACCATTGGTGGTGGTGGAATCGACCCAAACACGAACACCATTTACATCAACCCAAACTCCAGCAACCCAATTAAGCCATTGGTGACGCATGAATTCATGCACCACATGATGAACAACGGGATTGGTGAGGGAATTGTCGCGCAGCTTGTTGGAGATGGATACCAGACTGGTGGGATTCTTCGTACTGCTGATGGCAAGTACGAGCCACAATACGAGGCATTCAAAGAAGAGTATGTGGATCGCCTGCGCCAGCAACACGCACAAATGATCAAGATGCGTGAGGCAATTGGAGACAAGATATCCGCCAACGAAAGAGAGTTTCAAGCACCGAGCGAAAAATACCTAGCCGAGGAATACTTCATCGAGAGCAATGTTGAAGACATGCTAGGTCTTGTCGAAAGCGGAAAGCTTGGGAAGATGGCAGGACGCATGGTCATCAACGACAAGGTTCGTGCGCTAGGTGATTCCATCCTAAATAAGTCATCCATCTTGCGCGACCTACACTTCAAGTTGGGTGGCGTGATGGACAAGAATGGTAAGATGGTATCAGGAAATGGATTCCTAGGTGGTCAAATGTACCAGAGTCCAGAGATCCGCAGAATGTTCAAGAAAATGGTCAGCGATTCCGTTGGCCGAAAGGGTGGATTTGATCAAGCGCGAGTAAAGGCCAAGGAAGGTGTTAAGCTCAAGATCAACGGAAAGACAGATCCTATTCTCAAGTCAATGGTGTCATTCTGGGAGGGGGACGCTGATGGCGTTCCGTTCCTTGATAAGGATGGTGATTTTATCCCGCTCAAGAAGGAGACCGAAGAGATGCGAGCAACCGCAGGTCTTCTCTTGATTGAAGATCAGAACAGACGACAAGCCAATGGTGAGACCATTGCTGAAGGTCAACTTGTTTATAACCCAGACACTCAAACTTGGAGCGGAAAGTATCTAACCGAAGATCAAATTCGGATACTTCGATTATCTGGCAGGTTCAACAACCCGCAAATTCGCCAACTTGAGATGCTTAACGAAGCCGCCAAGGCAACACTAGATCCGAATGCTGCACCAGAGACTAGGGGAAATCGTTTTTCTATCATCTACCAAGCGGCACTTGGGCGTAACAAAAAAGGAAAATGGAGATACGACCAGATTGAGCCAAGCCTGCGCGATGTAGTTCCGTATGGTGTGGAAATCTCCAAAAAGGGTAATATTTCGATTCGTATCATGAGTACGAATCAGATGCATGCCAACATATCCAAGAAGGCAGCCAGCAAAAAGGGTGTACAGTTGTACGAGGGCAACATTGAAGCTATCCTGCGCGATGTAAACAGGGTGATTGAGCTACACGGGGAAGTTGATGGCAAACCTACTGACGCACACTTCAAGGAGAAGTATGGTGCTGCATGGGAGTCTCACAAGGCGTTCATCAACTCCGTGTTCGGCAATGTCGGTGCAGGACACAAAGACATTAACCCGCTAGTCGCGTCAGATAAAGTTGACGCAGTGGTTAAGACCTACAGGCTTGATCGGATCAACAAGGCGACTCAGATGGTTGGATCTACCAATCTGCCGTACCAGAACAATCTGGTGAAGATCAACTACCTCCCAGAGGGTGAGCCAATCCTAGACGAGAATGGCGAGCCAAAGGATCTACGCTACACTCCAAGCTACGAGGATAGCCAAGTCCGCATGCCAGAAGCCCAGCGAGCGATGCCAGAGGGCGAGCAGGCTCCAACCCGCTTCATGCCGGAGGGTGTGGACGAGGACAAGTTCTACTCCCAGCTTGAGCGCGTCATCACCGACAAGGTTCCCACCCGCGCCACAGCGCAGCAGATCATGGCCACCATCGACCCGACACGGGGGAGTGGAGTGAAGGCAGACGAGATCAAGTGGAGCGGCATAGAGCAGGCACTGGCGAGTCTGGAGAAGGACGGCAAGGTGTCCAAGGAGGATCTGCTTAACTACCTTCGTAACGAGGGCATGGTTAGGTTTGAGGAGGTGACTCTTGGTGAAGGAAGAAACGCTTACGAGGCTGAAAGGTCGCGTCTTGGTGAGCAATTAGGTCGTGGTGAGATCACATCACAGGAATATCGTCGTTTGACTGACGAGCTTGATTCTAGAACGCAAGAGCAACCAGAAGCTAAATTCTCCCAATATGTCCTCCCCGGCGGCGAGAACTACCGCGAGGTGGTGCTGGCGATGCCGATTCCACCAACAAAACGCAAGAATTGGGGAATCATTTATGATAGCACGATAGGTCGCGCACAACTTGGAGTCGTATTCAAAACAAAGGAAGAGGCGCAATCTCACATCGACAATCATCCCAACATTAAAAATCCCAAGGTTAATTCGTGGGATTTTGAAGAAGAATCCAAGCCCTCATACACCTCCTCCCACTTCCCCGACATCCCCAACTATGTCGCCCACATGCGTACAAACGAGCGCACGCTGGACGATGGTAGCGAGGGCTTGTTCGTGGAGGAGTTCCAGTCTGACAGGCATCAGGCGGGGAGGAAGAAGGGGTATGTAGCTACAGAAAATGAAAAGCAATCCGCAAGCAATAGGATCAAAGAAATCCGCAAATTGCAAAATGAACTTGATCCAAATTCCGAACAATACAAAAAGTTAGAATCAGAAGTTCCAGAATTAGCCAGAACTATATCAACGGACGCATCTGGTCGCATCGCAGACGCACCCTTCCGCGCCACTTGGCCAATCCAACTATTCAAACGCGCACTGCGTGATGCCGTGGATGGTGGCAAGGACTGGATTGGTTGGACGACTGGAGAGACGCAGAATGATCGGTTTGATTTGAGCAAGCAGGTTGATAGCATATCTGTCCCGATGGTTAACGCAGACGGGTCTCGTTCGGTTAGGATTGATCCAAAAGACGGGACATCATTCAAAATGATGGTCGATAGCAACGGGATTGTGAACGGGTATCAGTCCGCAGATCAGTTTACGGGAAAACGACTTGATGAAGTTGTTGGGAAAGACATGGCAGACAAGATTATTGCGCTTGAATCACCTGCTAATTTTGAGGGTAACGACCTAAAAGTGGGCGGAAGCGGCATGCGTGGATTCTACGACAACATGCTCCCAAAAGAGGTTGGCAAGTATGTTAAGCAGTTCGGTGGAAAGGTCGAGAAGGCAGACATGACGCAATCCGTGGAAGCCGACATCATGAGCGGTGAGGAAGCGGAGACTGGCAGCATTCCAATCTGGAAGGTGAACATCACCCCAGAGATGCGTAAGATTTCGCAGACTGGTCAGATGCGATTCCTGCCAGAACCAGTAGAAAAATTGTCAGCATTTAAGGGCAAGCGAGTGCAAGTGCTAACATCTGACTTGTCGCTTGTTGGTGATGTCAAATACGGAGAGTACACAGCAAGCTTTAAAGGCGGGCCGGGATATCTAGATAACGATGGATGGGCATTTACTGACAAAGCCGCAGCAGATGCGTTTGTTACTAGATGGAAAAAAGATGGAGAACCACTTATCGGTCTTGCATCTCTAGGCTCCGCAAACCACCTAAACTCGCTTGATGCCAGAAAGGCATATGCTGAAAAGTGGAAATATCTCGTTTCAACTGGCGAGATTAGCGAAGAATTGGCCAATGATCATATCAAGCAGGCAATGAAGCGCATTATAAATTCAGACAGCAAAAATGTTAAGACTGACTGGCGCAACGCAGCTAAAATGATTGAAAGCGCAGATGATCTATCAAACTATTTCAATAAAATTCCTTGGGCTGCAGCTCCTATGTTCTATAGTAAGTTGACTGCAAAAACTCTTCCTATTAAATACAAAAAGCTTGTTGAACTTGGTCTTGATTTAGAGACAGCAGCAAAAGAATATCGACAACCAGAGTTTGAAGGTGCTGAACTTGGAGATCTGTATGCTATTGCAGAGTACGATGGTTCGACTCCAGAACACAAACCAGAATTAAACAGGGCATATCCTTGGAGGATTAAATTTAAGAAAAAAGCTACGCTGTCGGAAATGCACAATGTAGCAAAACTTACAACAGATCCACGGGCGTTTGCTAAAAAGAAAGTTGGGGGAAGGCTTGGAGCGCAGCCACTAATGGTCACAGGTATCAATCTTGATAAGCTTTTAACTGGTGATATTACTGGAAGTGCAAAACCTCTAATATTGCGCGAGGGAACCCAAAAAACTAAAAGCAATCGAGCTAAACAGTTTGGTTCTGGAAATCCAGAGGCGTATCGCTCATATCAGCAAATTCAAGCGGAAAGAAACACCAAGAAACCCAAGAAGAAGTCTACCGCAAAAGGTGACGCTTCCGCTATTGCAAACGCCGCGAAGCTGAAGTAAAACTAACCACCATGAGCGAGAAACTAACCGCAGAACCAGATCAAGAATGGTTCGCAGAGGTCATGCGCCGAGCCGAGGAACACGGCAACAGGCAGCGTGTGGAGTTCTGGAACCCGCAGGCGGCGGCAAAGTGCCTCTGGCTGCTCGCACAGGGGAAGAGCATCAAAAGCACCTCCGAGATCACCGGGCTTGCCCGTGACACCGTGCGGTCGCTCATGTGGAGGCACAGCGACACTCTGGAGACTAAGCGGAAGGAGTTCAGCCAGAAATATGCGATGGCTGCTGAAACCTACACAGACTTGCTGTTCGCGAAGGCAGACCAGTTGTCCGACGATCCCGAACAACTCAAGAACATCTCCCCCGACCGACTGGCGATCACTGTGGGTGTCTTAACGGACAAGTCCATGCAACTCTCTGGCATGGCTACCGCGGTCGTCGAACACAGGCAGGGTGCGAGTATCGACGATGCCGCCAAGATGATCGCAGAGGCTAAATCTCGCATTGCCAGCAAAGTGAAGGCGAAGGCAGTCGAGGCTGAAATAATCCAATGATACAAGAACCAGAATCCAGATACGCAGACTGCTTCAAGGACGGTGGTAGCCTAGTTCGCCACTACATGGTCGAGCATGACGGCACGCAACACAAGTGCCACACGCTATCCTACGCCTCGTACTTGGCCGAGAAGTTCAACGCCAAGGTTTGGAATGTGGTGCTGGAGAAGCACATAAAGCCATTTATAGGAGTCTGTCAGCACTGCCAGAACCGCAAGAAACACCGCGAGCTTCACCTTGTGGGCGGCAACCGTGGGTCATTTCCACCAGAGGACGACACCTTTGGGTGTGATGATTGCGACAGCGTCTACCACCTAAAGGACATCCTGATGGAGACCGGGGCATACAAGACAACATGAAGTGGCGTACCCACCAGATCCTTTCTCCGCCGACCGATGAGGAAATCTCCCTCATGGAGCCAGAAGAGCTTATTGAGCTTCACAGGGTCTACCACGAAGCCGTAGACAACGCAGAACGCGACCCGTACCGCTTTGGCTTCCGACTCCCTCACTGGGCCAAGGCCGAAGATCAGTTACAGGAGGTAAACGAGATTGTGGCACTTGGTGGCAACCGCAGCGGCAAGACGCAGTGGGGTGCATTCTCCGTGGTGCGTGCTGCTATCGAGAATCCTAATGCCGAGATCATGTGTTTTGCACAGACATCCGAGGTGAGCATACGCCAGCAGCAGAGTGCCGTGTGGGATTGGCTTCCCGCAGAACTACGCACGAAGCAGACTTCCTCCGGGACATACATTTCCTACACAAAGAAAAATGGATTCACTGACTCATCGCTCATCTTACCCAACGGCTCTCAGATCATATTTAAGACCTACTCCCAGTATCAAAACAACCCGACCATCCTTGAGGGAGCGGAGTTGGGTTCTCGCTCTCCTAATTGGCATAATGTGGGCGTTTGGTTGGATGAGTATTTGCTTGGCCCTGAGTTGATCAACACCCTGCGGTTCCGACTGGCAACCCGCAACGCAAAGCTGTTGCTGACCTTCACCCCGATTGACGGGTACACGGAGGTGATCAAAGAGTATTTGGATGGAGCAACCAGCATAGAGAGCCGCGAGGCTGAACTGCTAAATGGCGAGCTTGTCCCCTATGTCCAGCGGAGTAAGAAGCGCAATGCCAGCGTCCATTATTTCCATTCACAGGACAACCCTTTCGGTGGCTACGAGCGAATCAAGGAGACCCTAGTTGGAAGGCCTCGGGAGGAGATCCTAATTCGCGCGTACGGGGTTCCAGTTAAGTCCCACGTCACCAAGTTTCCCAAATTCAACAAGGAGGTAAATGTGGTATCTCCCGACACTATTCCAACGAAAAATGTGACGCGCTACCATATTGTCGATCCTGCGGGAGCCAAAAATTGGTTTATGTGCTGGATTGCCGTTGACGCGAGCGGAACCTATTGGGTCTACAGGGAATGGCCGGGCGTGGATGTAGGTGACTGGGCTGAGTGGCGAGGAGGCAAGTGGGTTGCAGGAGAGGGAGCCAAGGGGCAGGGATACGGCATCCGCGACTATGTGGAACTCATAAAAGACCTAGAGGGTGACGAGGAGATTCTAGAGCGTCTCATTGACCCACGACTTGGGGCGGCAAAGTACCAGTCTGCGGACGGGGCATCATCCATTATCGAGGATTTGAACGACGAGGGCATCGTGTGCATACCCGCCCCCGGCTTGGAAATCGACGATGGGTTGCAAGCTTTGATCGGGAAAATGTCATTTAATGTAACTATGCCGTCAGATTCGGTCAACCGACCGCATTTCTATGTCAGTTCCGAGTGCGAGAACATCATCCAAGCCCTGTCCGAGTACACGGGCGATGGTGGTTTGAAGGAGGCGTGGAAAGACCCCATAGATGTCCTGCGCTACGCCGCAATCTCTGGCATTGACCATGTTGACGGGTCACATATAGCTGTAACTAGACAAGGCACAGGAGGATACTAACCATGAAAACAACGAAAAAAGCAGCAAAGAAGGTGGCCAAGAAGGTTTCGCCAAAGGTAGAACCACAGGCGGAAGCGGCCATTCCCGCCCCAGAACCAGCACCTGAGCCACTAGAGGTCACGGTGATTGGCCTCGCCAACAACCCCAGATATGTGTATGCATCGTTAGATGGGGAGCGTATTGCCGTCGAGGTTCCCGCATGGATGTCACCTCGCCTAGTTCGCAAACCCATTAAAGTTCACAAGAAATTAGACTCCGAGCATTACGAATTACATGGAAACTGAATATGAATCAGAAACCCTAGAGGGTGAAGCGTTGATCTATGTGGAGAAGGAGCCAGATGTTGGTTCTCTTTCCTATGCCTACGAGACCGCTTTGCTAGACCTCGATGAGTATTTCCAGTCCTGCCTGCGTTCGTATGACGAGAGGCGCAATATCTGGGAAGGTAAGTCTGACGACCTCCGCAAGCACGGTGCTAACGCATTCCCGTGGGAGGGAGCCTCCGACCAAGAGGTAAATGTCATTGGTGAGCGGATCGATACCTATGTGGCTTTGTTTGACCAAGCCCTCCAGCGTTCGCATATTAAAGCATTTCCGACCAGCATGGCATCCATGCCACGGGCGGCGATGGTCTCTGGCTTCCTGAAGTGGATGCGATCCTCGTATATCCCGAATTTCCGCGAACATATGGAACTGGGGGCTAACTACCTGCTCGAAAAAGGCCTCATGATTTCGTATGTTGGCTGGCAGCGGGAGTCCCGCACCTACCTCCAGACCATGACTCTGGACGAGATCGCGCAGGCCGCGCCAGAGATGGTGGATCTGCTCATGGACGAGACTGCCACAGAAATGGCCCTAGGATTGATTTCTCAGGCTTTCCCTGCACTTTCGGGGAAGAGAGCCAGAAAAGCCCTCAAAGACCTCAGAACGAATGGAGAGGCGCAAATGCCCATTCCGAGGGTAACCGTGGATCGCCCGGTCGTCCATTCCTGCGCCCCGGACGGGGAGGTCATCCTACCGCCCTATGTCTCTGACCCGCAGCGGTCACCCTACATCTTCTGGAGAACCTTCCTGACTGCTCAAGAACTGGAGAAAAAAGTAACCAACGAGGGTTGGGACGAGGATTGGGTTGACTACGCTATCGAAAACCTTCGCGGCAAGGACAGCATGTACCTCGACGGGGAGAAGCAGAAGAACATCACAAGGTTGCCTATTACCGATGACAACGACCTCGTTATGGTGGTCTATGGCTACCAAAGACTAATCGACGAAGAGGATGGCAGCGAGGGCATCTATTGCACCGTTTTCCACCCGTCCGCAGAGGGATACGCAAAGCATGAACTTCTTAATGGCTACGACGACTATCCATTCGTGGTGACCCGCCTTAGCAACAACCAGAAGCGCATGTACGAGGTGCAAACTTTCGGTGACATCCTCCGTGGGGCACAACTCCAGATTAAAACCGAGCGTGACTCGCGTGTTGACCGCGCATCTTTGGCAACCCTGCCACCACTCATGCACCCTGCTGGCAAGCCTCCCTCCGACTGGGGGCCGGGCAGGCGCATCCCATATCGTCGTCTGGGTGAGATCCAGTGGGGGCCGACACCGCCTATGGACTCTGGCTCCGTAGAAGTCGAGGTCTCGATGATCGGGCAGGCAGACCGCAGCGTTGGTCTCGACCTTAACAACCCGCTCTCGTCCATGAGGCAGCAGTACTTCGTGTCCAAGTTCTTGGATCATGTGCGTGATGTCCTGAACCTTGCTTGGAAGCTGTATCAACGCATGGGGCCTGATGAGGTGTTCTTCCAAGTTACTGGCAACCCCAACCCGCAGGTGATGACCAAGGGTTCTGCTGACGAAAACTTCTCCATCGTGGTCAACTTCGACTCCCAGAGCAATGACCCAGAGACTGCCGAGACGCAGTTGAAAAACATGGTGTCGCTCGTCCAACTCGACCGCAACGGCATCATGGATGTCAACAAGCTGTTGGAATTTACGGCATCCAGCATCAACCCGATCTTTGCCGACTATGTCCTGCAACCAGCAGAGGAAGCGCAGCAGAAGGTCATGAAGAATGTCACGGACGACCTCGCCAAAATCTTCGCTGGCATCGAGGTTCCCGCCCAGCCCAATGGAGCACAGATCGCAATGCAGCTTGTGCAAGCGTATGTCCAGCAACCAGATGTCGCACAACGCGCACAATCGGACGAGGCATTCGCAACGCGACTCCAGAAATACGCCGAGCAGTACCA